ACCCAGAGACTATTAAGACTCCTTATGTATTGGTAGATGGCGAGCATAGATTAAGGGCTTTTATGGAGGTCTTTTCGGAAGAAGATGAGATACTTTGTGCAATAATGAAAGGTCCATCAGGCAATCCTTTGTCAAGAACAGAAGCTGTCATAAGCACAATAGCTTATAATTTTCAGCATGGAGATGAAAATCCCATCAAGATGGCCTCGGCTCTTAAGATAGCTTTAGATGATGGAATCTTAATGGAAGATATTGAAGATTTAACTGGGATGAAGAGAAATAGGATAGAAAATTTTATGGATTTTAGCAATCTTCCGGTAGGCGGAGGAGGAGCTATAGATGGGCCAGGCTTTGAAGGTTCGGGTGGAGGCGATGGGATTGAAAGAAAAGAAGCTATAATAATAAGTTTTTCTGTTTACCCAGAAGATAGGGTAAAGATAGAGGCAATCTTGAAAAAGGCAGAAAAGTTTCTTGAGCCTGAGACAGATATTGATGAGGCAAGAGGGAAGCAATTATTGATAGCCTTAGAGGGCTCAGAAGCATCATTGGATGAGCGGTTGAAGTCCCAAGAAGGTTAAAATACGTTTATTGAGATAATTTCTGTAAGGTTAAGCAGGAGCTAGGGTTAGATAAAATTGACAGCGTGGAAAGCGTGGAATAATGGACGAGTTGCCAAAAAGACATTTTAAGGTAATGGACGTAGTGATAGTTAGAAACGGGCTATCAAGGGTGTCTTTCTATATAGATGAGATAGATAATACTTTTGGGATAGAGGATTCGGTTGGCATTCTTCTTGAAGGAGAAACTCTTGATATTCTTGTGACAGCTAAAGACTATGCTGGCTCGGGAAGATATTTTATTAAGGGGTTGGTAATGGATGATTTGAAAAAGGGCTGGAAAGAAGCGAAACGGGTGGCGACTAAAGTCAAAGCCTTTATTGAAGACGTATCATCAACAGGTAAAGAAGTTTGGATGTCCGATACTTTACGGTATCTTGGTTTTGATGAGTTAGATGTTTATTCTTTGAGAATGTCCTTGGAGGAAGAATACGGAGAATTCATAACGAGTAAGATGACCGTTGATAGTAAGGTCTCTGAGGTCGTTGAGGTTGTAAAGAAAATATTTCGTCCACAATGAGGATATAATGATAGATATTAATGTTTTTGACGGTATATATGTTAGTTCTGTTATCTCCCCTGTAATACCTATTAACGTAGGAATTGAGGGGAATATTAAGGTTGTCGAGTCAGTTAACATAAGTCCTTTGATAAAAAGGACTACAGTTGATTGGTTGAAGATAAATGAGTTGATATATATCCAGTTGGTAAAACAGCCGATAATAGTTGATTCCCAGATAAGACCAGAAATTATAATAGAGCAGGAGTTTGACCTGACGAAGAAAGAATTATTGTATCAGGTTGAACTTATTGGAAATCCATCTGAGGATAGAAAGAAAAAGGTAGTAAGATATTTCTTTGCCTTAAAGGCTTCTGTTAGGGAAATAGCGGATAATTTAAAAGTTTCTCCTTCGGTTGTTTATAAGGACATCAATAATTATAAAAGAGATGTCCTAAAAGAAATCAAGAGAGACTTAAGAACGAATAAGAAAATATTAGGCCATATGGCCGGAATGATGTATCAGATTGAGCATCAGGTAAGGACTATTTGGGATAAATATAATCTGTTAGACGCAGATGCTTACGCATTAAGGGCCATAATAAGAGACTCAACCACTCCTGAACAGAGAAGAGAAAACCAAACTGCCATTATAAATGCAGCTAAAACTGTATTGTTGATTCACGATAGGCAACAAGGATATTTAGATTTGCTTGGAAAGAAAACTATGAATATGTTGGCTGTTTGGGATAAATTTGGCTTATGTGGGGACGAAGCCATTAAGCTTATATTATCTGATGGGGTCGATATTGATGCGAAAATACATCAGGTCAGAGGAATAATCGTGAATTTAATTTCTATAGTAAAGGTAGAGGTTAAGGACTCAGAGCAAAGAAAGAAAGTGTTTACCAGAATAGCAAGGGAGACTAACTTCAATGATGTCGAAGAAGCTGAAATCATCAAATCCTGAGTTCGCTACGGCCAAAGACGAGAAGGTTTATGACAATATTCTCGGTAATGAGTGGAGTAGTATGTTCTTGACTCAGGGAGCGGGATATAATTCTAGTGTTTGGCGTTGGATTCCTGTAGAGCCAGAAGAGTGGATGCTCGGGGAAAGATATCTTAATCTTGGTGGGGTTGTTCGTAAGTCTGTCTTTGATGATATTGTAGAATTTTTTAAGTCCCCTGACGGAAACCCTTGGCATAGAAATTATGATATGGCTGCTTTGTGCGAGGGAATAGGTTCAGGTAAATCATTTAAGACTTCAATAATGGTAACTTATTTTCTGCATTTACTTCTTTGTCTGCGGGAGCCTCAAAGATATTTTAAATCAAGTAAGTCGTCTAAAATAGCTATTATGAATATGTCTATATCGGAAAAGAATGCTAAAAAGGTTATCTTTTCTGAAATAGCATCTAAGATTTATGATTGTGATTGGTTTAAAGAGCGTCCTTGGACTATGCCTGATGCACGGATGCCAGACCCTAACTGCTTATCTGAGTTAAGGTTCAAGAATAATATCTTTATAATTCCCGGAAGTTCGAGTTGGAGGACGGCGGTTGGATATAACATTATTGTAGGAATAATTGATGAGGCTGGAGCATATCGGGCTACGGATAGGTCGGACCAAGCAGAAGATATCTTTAATGCTCTCGAGAGAAGGTTAGGGTCAAGGTTTGAAAGCAAAGGGGCCATCATTATCGCAGGCTCTCCGTTATATGAGAGTGACTTTCTTGAAAGGAAATTGCATGAAGCCGATATCCCTGATTCTAGGGTATTCGCTAAAAGAAGAACTCTCTGGGACGCAAAATATTCAGATTGGGATGGAGAGTTTTTCTATGTAGATAGAATTAATAGGGTGCTTCTTGAATCAAAGCCAGAAAATTTGAAGGATATTGACGCTATTCCAAAAATACCTTTTTTGTTTAAGGCTTTTGTTTCTAGCGTAACGAAAGCTTATAGAGACTTTGGGGCTAGACCTTCTCCTACTCTTAATCCATTCTTCGAAGCACCCAAGGTCGTGATTGAAAGATATAATAAAGATAGGACTAATGACCCTATATCTAAAAATGGGAGTATAGAAAATTGGCTTACCCCTCAAGACCAAAATGCTTTTCACGCTATACATATTGACCTTGCACTTACGGGTGATGCTTGCGGGTTTGCTTTAGGCCATAACGCAGGGACTACTGAAGAGGGTGGGATTAAAATTTATATTGATTTAATGCTTCGCTTGAAAGGCTCTAAAGAATCTCCGATAAGAATAGGTAAGGTCAGAGAATATATTTATGCCTTAACTGCATTAGGGTTTCCGATAGGCGTAGTTACTTATGATGGTTTCCAAAGTTCAGACTCTATGCAGATTCTTGCGGGGAAAGGCTATCGAACAGAGTATTTATCGGTAGATAGAACTATGACTCCATATTCTAATTTAAAAGAATCTATAAATGAAAAGAGGTTGGATTATTATTATATCCCTAGTGGGATTGAAGATGAGCCGAGCGCCTCAGAAGTATTTGTGAAAGAATGTATGCAGCTCGAAGAAGTGAAAGGTAGAAAGATAGACCATCCGCCTAATGGCTCGAAAGATGTAGCTGATGGTGTAGCGGGGGTAGTACAAAATATACTTGAAAATTCAAATTATTTCGGAACAGTAACCGTAGGGAGGGCATGATGAGTAGAAGAAGAGGAAAGGATAATATCGTTGGAGATAAAGATGGGGTCCAAGTTATAATGACGGATAAAGGGGACCTTGTTAATGTTGATATTTTAAAAAAATATGAAGTAAAAGCAAATACTTCTCAGCAGATTGAAAGAGAAGATTGGAAGCCGAAGATTATTGAACCGCCATATCGACTTCCTCAGTTGATGCAGTGGATTGATTTAGATACTATTCATTCATCTTGCATTAGAGTTAAAATGCAAGATGCTATCGGGATAGGTTATTATCTTGAATCAGATGACGCAGAGACTATGGCGTTAAAGGATAAGGATAAGAATTATCAATCCTTAATGAGTTTTTTCTCTCTTGTTAATCCAAACGAAGATATTTCTGCTATGCTTGAGAAAGTTTTTATGGATTACGAGGGATGTGGTAATGGATATATAGAAGTTTCTAGGGACATACATGATAAAATAAATGCTCTCTATCACGTCAATGCTACTACTATGCGTTGGTGTGGGGATAAGGACAAATTAGTTCAAAGGGTTGGAATGAATTATGTTTATTTTAAGCCTTTTGGAGAGGAGAAGATTTTAAATAGGAAAACAGGAAATTATGTGCAAAGCGTAAGGCAGGTGGAAGATGCAGCTAATGAGGTAATCGTAATAAATCAATATTCTTGGAAGTCAATCTATTATGGAATTCCAGAGTGGTTACCTT